GAACCAGACCCACCCCCATCCCAAACCATCCCAGCAACGGAACGCTTCGAACTCATCGAAGTTATCCGTGTGCCACACGGGAGACGCAATCGCCCGGTTGGCGACAGTGGTTTAGGTGAGACACGGCACATCGGCTACTATGCTACCCGCGAAGCGGCGGAGGCAGCCAAAAAGGGGAGGCAGATGCTGAAGTAGCCTACGGCAATTTGGTTATTTATCCTGCGGGTCTTCGTCATTGAACAGCGCTTTCGCTTCTTCGCTGTGCTCCTGTTCAGCTAGAAGTATTGCTTCTGCACAATACTGCCACTTACCTGGCGCAAGCTGGACACACTGTTTGCAACCGTTCGGGCTCTTGTGCCAATTCAAATCCCGTTTCATCGATTTCCCTCCGCAGCTATTGTCTCCTGATCCGACCGCAATCCGCAACCGATCCGGATCGGGTGAAGCCTAAGAAACCGGCAACGAAGCGAGCAAAATAAAAGGGCTGGATTATCTCCAGCCCCGTGACCATCCCCGACAATCTAAGCCCATTCCGCCTTGTCATAGGCGGGTAAGGCGCTAATGATGTGATCGGCAAGGGCGTGCTTGTAATCTTCCAAGGCTTTGTAAAGGGCGAACGCTTCCGGAACGTCACCCTCAGAGCATTGGTATAGGTAACAGCCAAGGGACTTGTAAACCTGAATCAAGCTGTCGGGGCGTTCCATGTGATATTCATACGCCTTACCTGCCCTATCGCCAGCCGCAGTCCCTTCGTCATACCGGGAATCCATGGCGGCATCGTTCATCTGAGACATGGACACGCCTAGCTTGGTTGTCCATTCTTCGTCAAATAAGTCAATTTGGGCAGCAGCAAGGATTTGCTTTTTATACCAGTCGAACTCACGACGGCGGTCGCAAACCAGAGAATCAATCACCCGGTTTATGGTAGTGTCAGCAACGATAAATGCGCTCATAGTTTTCTCCTTCGTCCAATGGGACGGTGCTAGTTGGGGCGAGATAAACTCGCCCCATGAATCGGTTAGGAACATGCCATGAGTTCTGTCTCAAGGCTCATCAAAGCCGACCGCACGTTATTCCCCGCATTCTTGACCAGCCGTTTGAAATCGGGCATATCGGGCGAGTCAGTTTCGGAAGTCCAAACCCGCCGCAATAAATCGGCAACCTGTTCGCTTAATCCATAGCTGGAGAACTCCAGAGTGTGGAACCGTGACAGGAATGCTACTTCCAACCGTTCGGTTGAATTACAGGTGCCGATGACAACCGTGTTGGGGAAGAAATCGGTAGCGTCTAACTTTGACAGCATAGAAAGCTGTGCTGCCGGTGTTAGGCGGTCAATCTCGTCGATGAGCACAAGATGGAATTGCCCGGTCATGGGGATATACTGGCAAGTCCGCCTGACTCGTTCTATCGATTCGAGATTGCATTCCTGACTCGGTATGTGATGCAGTTCCGCTCCCATGGCAGCCACAATCGCAAGCCCCATGGTGGTTTTACCCGTCCCTGAGGGACCGACAAACAGCCAAGCCGATGGAAACGGATTCGCAACCAACTTGCTCATAATCCGCTTGGGTTTGTCCAACCCGACGAAATCGGCAATCTGCATCGGGCGATATTTTTCCGTCAACGGTTGCGGGAACTCAAATCCTATCTGGTTTGTCATTTCATCTCCTCACAATGATCCGGGTTGGCAATCATGCCTTCATGCAACTTGCCATAGCATTTACAGTTCATGGTTTCCGGGTGACCGCAGCGAATATATTTACCGTCTCTCACCCATGCTTGATAGGTATAGTCAAACCAGATTGTAGGTAGCGTCATGGCTAGTTCACCCCCGTGAGTAGTGGCGTAATGTTTGCCGGGTTGAGATACACTCTGGCGATTGCAGCTTTGCCGCAAAACGTTCCCGCTTGCACGAGTGCGAAACCTTCAGGCAATATATTCAGCGTGACGTTACCAACGTGATCCGTGCTGATAGCGTTGCTTTCGCCATTGGCTAAACCACGACGGGCAATGTCAAAGTACGGGTGAGTGTTAGTCGGCAGTGACTTGCGCTGCATTGTGGCGAGTTCCACTATGGCGTATTCGGAACGTGATCCCCCATCCCAATACGAGTTGATATTCAAGCCATGTTCAGGGAAGGAATCCAAGCCAGCTTTCGTCTTCCGGTATCCGGAGAATCCGGCAAGGATAATTCGCTTAATCTCTGGCGAGTTCTTGAGTTCGATGTATTCCATGGCTAGTTCACCCCCTTGGTTGGGGTAACCGCTGACCCTAAAATCAGGTCAGCGGCTTTTTGTGCTGCTCCAGCGGCAACGATTACCAGCTTGGAATCCGACCGCAAAGCCTTAATCCACGATTGCAAGTAGCTGGCGGAATTGTTCAGGGTTTTATTCTCAATACCGCAGTGACCTGACAGGAATGCTGCTCCCATCTCTGCTACCAATTCCTCACGGGAGTAGACGGGATCACCGAAGAAATGGGGTACGTTGATGCCTTCCCTGTCTAGTCTGGAGGAATGCCCCGTCGAATGGGTTAGCTCATGGAACAGGGTATTGTAGTAAGCCTCAGGGTTGTCGAATGACTCACGGCAAGGCATGGTGACGGCATCACGACTAGGCGTATAAAATGCACGGTCGCCAGCATGGTGAATTGGTGGTTTTCCAGCGAATTCGGCAACGATTTTTTCGCAAATCGGAATCGGGTTGAAAGTTTTATCGGGTATCTCTGGGTTACCGAGGTCTAAGTTTGGAATCGTGCATTGGTCAACGTTGAAGACGTGGTATAGACGGCACATTGCCCATGTCTTAGTCGTGGTAATCTCGCCATCGGGTTCGGCTTGCTCTTCTTTGCCAAACTTCCAAAATACGATTGGGGTTGACTTCTCGCCAGCATTGACATGACCGCCAATGCCAGCAGCTTGCTTATACGTGACCCAGAATGGGGAAGAGTAAGGCGAGACCAGAGTCAACAGAGCATTGATGCCTCTGTATGGCTTTTGGCTGATTAGGTTGCGGGGTGCTGTAGCTTGTCCGCCATAGGTTAACCAAGGCTTATGCCATGGGGCGACACCCGATTCTAGGTGTTGGATTATTCGTTCGGTAATGCTATCGTAGACGGTAGCCATATCGGAAAGTCTCACTTTCTGGTTTGGTTAGCCGTTTGTGAGTGTTAGTAGCACTTGCAAGCGGCGTTCTTGTTTCGATTTGACCCTAACGCTGGTTTTAATTCCCTATAGAAATCTACCTGTGCAAAACTCATTCCTGACCGCATAAACACTAGCTAGTAAAATATCTTGCAAACCTATTGACATGTATTCAAGTTTGTGAGTGAGAAAATCGACTATAAAACTAATATAGAGGGCAAATGGTAAACGAGTGGAAAAAACGCAAGCTGATCGGAATTTTTCGGAAGCTTGCCAAGCAAACTACAAACATGCAGGTCGCATTGGATGCTGCGGTCTGGTTAATCTGGTTGGAAGGGTTTGCTGGAGAACTCCAGACTGTAAGAGCACCGACCGCACCAACAAGTAGTAAGGGTCAGCCAGTGAAAGGCGAGTCAGGGGTAGGTATTACTATCGACCAGTTGAATTTATTGTTGCAAGACGACCCTGAGATTCAGCCAAAAAATTTATAGCTCCCGGCGCATTGACTCTCGCTCCGAAAATCCCCAGCAAATCCACTGGAAATCGGCAGCAAATCAGGGTCGCCGGGTACAAACTGGCTACAAAGGCTGTGATTGTTGTTTGTTATCAACGAAGACGTGACATCTCTGGAAACTGTCTCTATAGCTATGGTGTGTGGCGCCGAGATTGCCGAGGCGAGGTTGTAGTAGTAGTAACATTACTATTTTCAGCAAGATAAGGCGGGGGGAGCCCCCGGTGGTCGTCATCGTGGCAGGTGGTCAATTGACGTTTTGGTACCATCCCGTTCCCCGACTGCTCCCAGCTCACTGCTACCCCGTCTTCCCTACCTTTATATAGTCCCTTCCCGCACGACCAGTATTAAACAACTACCCGGTTCTTATGTATAGGAACCCAAACCATGTCCAATATTCTCACTGCAAGACCTATTACTTTAACCACCGCTATGTCCTCTGGCTACCAGACCGCTATTGGCTCCGTAGCTGGGAACCGGATGCCTATCCGCCCGACCATGATCGTTTGGCACAACCCCACCACGGTTGGCGACACCTTCAGCATCGTTGACCCCGTAACCAGCAACGTGATGTTTCAAGGCGTCTGCTCCGTCGCCAAGCAGCAGCAGTCTTTTACATTGTCCGGTAAGCCGTGGAAAGACTTCCAGCTTAACCAGATCAGTTCGGGAACAGTAATGATTTACGAGTAACCATCCTTGTCCAACTACATCACCATCACCGCAACCAGTATCCAGAATGCCGCAGGCACACCCCTTGCCAGTGGCACCCTGTCATTTCAAGCCGTCGATAACACTGGCAGCCCCATTGCCTTCCGTGTTGGCGGCAATGGGCAGGTAATCACATCCCCTGTTATTACCCCCATCTCCGCTGGTGCCATTGGTAGCTTCCAAGTGGCGGACCCAAGCCAAGCCGCCCCCTCTGGTTTTTACTACAGGGTCGTTATATCTGACGCTTCGGGTCAAACCGTTGCCAAGTACACCGATGTCGTGGTCTCTGGTCCTACGTGGTCTCTTGATTCCTACATCCCGACCACGACGACAATCCCGCCTGCTGGCGGAACCGTCAATGGTCCGGTTGCCTTCACTGGCGAAGTCACGGTACAGACCCCGGTCATTGCTTCCGACGCCGCAACCAAAGGTTATGTCGATACCGGACTAGCAACCAAAGTCCCGACCACCACAACGGTAAATGGTCATTTACTTTCCGGCAACGTCACTGTGAGCGCCTCTGACCTGACCACGGGCACCCTGCCCCATGCTCAACTTCCTGCATTGGTTTCTAGCGATATCCCTGCAAACGCCGCCAACACTTCTGGCAACGCCGCTACTGCCACAAACGTCGCCTACAGTGGGCTGACCGGGACAGTTCCAACCTGGAATCAGAACACCAGCGGTACCGCTGCTGGGTTGTCAGCCAACATTACTGAGTCTCAGGTCACCAGTCTCGTCACCGACCTCGGCAACCGTGCGCTGACTTCCACCACAGTAAACGGACATGCCTTATCGGCCAACGTCACGGTATCTGCCAGCGATCTCACCACGGGTACATTACCCCATGCTCAGTTACCAACCTTAGTTTCAGGTGACATCCCGAACAATGCCGCTAATACGAGCGGTTCGGCAGCTACAGCAACCAATGCTCTGTCATTGGGCGGCAACCTAGCCAATACTTACGCACCGTTAGCCAGCCCAACCTTCACCGGAACGGTGACGGCACCAACAGTAAACGTCACGTCAGCTATACAGATTGGCGGCTCGGTTGGTTCCAGTGGTCAGGTACTCCGATCCAACGGCACCACTACTTCGTGGGCAACCCCCTCTGGTAGTGGCGGCTCCATACTCTATTCTTACGCTGGCACTACAGACACCGTTGCTGCTCCCGCTAATACGACTACAAGCTTTGCCACGAGCTACACGATTCCAGCCAGCACAATAGTAGCTACCACTTTGTTACGGGTTACATTCACTTTCAGTATGACTGTTTCTGCGTCTGCACCGGCGGAATCGTTTCGGCTAACCCTCGGAGGGGTGCAAGTTTACTCCGCCTTCGCTGTCTCACCAACAACAACAATGACAGGCGGTACAGGCGGCATTTCGTTCCTTATTCATGGCACTGCTGCGGCAGGGTCGAGTGTTGCAGTTATCACAAGCCCACTCGTTGCTCCGGGTGCTGCAACCGGAAACATAACCCCGTTCAACTACAGCGTGGTTGCTCCATCTCAACTTGTCGCCACTAACGGTACGCTTGTTATTCAACCACAGTTCTTTAGCAATGCCGCAACGGCTGGAAATAGCCTGACACTAAATCAAATGCTTGTTGAGGTTCTAGTACCATAGCCGCCCGCACAAAAATCACGCCAGAGCTAATCAGGAAGCTTACCCCCGACGCCCGAGCCCAGCTACGCCGCCGCTGCCAGACCGACCTCTATTTCTTGTGCAAGGAAGTATTTGGAATCCCGCTGAACGAGCGTGTACACCGTCCTATGACTGAGCATTTTGTTCAGAAGAATCCTGACCTACCATTTGCCGACCAGTCGCCCATTAAGCAGCGTCTTCTACTGGCTCCCCGCAATACGATGAAGACCAGTATAGACGAAGTGAACCTCGTTCAATGGTTTCTTAGCTTCCCCGGTATCCGCATTCTACTGCTAACGGGAACACAAAACCTTGGCGAGCGCATGGTTGCCAAGTGTACGAGCTATCTTCAGCACGAGTGCATAAGGCTTCTATTCCCCGAGCTTGGCATCCCCGACCCCAGTATCCATTGGGGGTATACGAATGAGTTTACGATTCCCAACCGCCCCACCGATTGGCGGGAACCTTCGCTTTCAAACTCCACCATATCCAGCGCCAAGGCTTCAGGTCACTACGAATGCTTGGTGCTGGATGATACGGTCGGAGATACCAATAGCAAGACCCCCGACCAAATCCAAAAGGTTATAGACTGCTACGCCGATGCCCTTTATCTGCTCGAACCTGACAGCTATGTCGATGTCATCGGTACTCGTTGGGAATCTAATGACCTTTACGGCGAACTACTCAAGCAGGAAGAAGACTTAGTTGCGGCTGGGGAACCACTTGCCTTACAAGTTTGCAAGATGGCGGCATGGAAACTCAAACAAGGCGTCATCCTGCAACAGAATGATTACGGCGCTCCCATCATGCACGCCGAGGATGTTGAGCTTCTTTACCCTGACCGCCTGAAGTTTAGCATGTTGAATAAGCAGTACCGGGCGAATCCATACGCCTTCTCCTGCCAGCAGCTTAACCAACCAGACCCGCTGATTGAGGCTTTGCAGGCATCGTTCCCACTGGACATGCTGCTGCGGCACAAGCTGCCCTATGACAGTCTTCCCTACACGGGCAAGAAGTACATTTGCTGGGATTTGTCCGGATACTCGCAGAGAGCCGGAAACGATTACACATGTGGCGTGGTTGGCATCGTTGACGACCAACACCGCCTTTTCGTGCTCGATATTATCCGTGGTCGATACAACCCCGTTCAGCAGGCGAGCGCAATAGTCGAAGCCGCCAAGCAGTGGCAGCCTGAGACCACAATCATTGAGGATGCCCAAGGCGCTCGTGCCTTGGAGCCTACCGTTGTACGCACGGCGCAAGAGTGCCGGGTTAATTGTCCGATCATGTGGGCATCACCGCCAAGGTTCAAGGATGCAAAGAAAACCCGTATCGGGTTTTTGGCCACCATGCTTCGTTCCGACCGCCTTTGGTTCGCCAATTATGTCGATGGGCTCAAGTATTTGTTTGAAGAGCTTACCGCTTATCCCTATTCCCGCCACGATGACGTTTCCGACGCACTATCGATGTTGGTGCTGCATGTCGGCGATCTGACAGGTCTTACCACACCCGCCGCCCCAAAGATAGACCATGTTGAATTAAGGCGACGGGCTTTTGAACACATGTTATTCGACGATACGACCCCCGTAACTTCCGCTACTGGTAATCAGTCCGGCTTACTCGGTATGTCGCTACTTCGCTAACAAATTCATATACCGAGTCCTTTTATATGGCACTGATTGACCAACCGCACGTCTCCGTAACTGCCCCTATCACCCCCGATGAAATCAAGATTGGTGGAGTTCCAACTGAATCTGGAGCCCTGAAGCTCTGTGTCCAAGATTATCTAAGAACTGAAGAATGGCTCAGAAGCAAACAGTGGGCTTTAAGGTGGGCGTTTTCGCAGTTAATGTACGAGCCCCTTATCACCAATAACACGTGGGAAGGGACCGACGTACCCCGAGCCAACGTCAATTTCTACACCGTTGCTAAACACGTCCAGAGCATCTTGCCCCAAATTATGAACGGGCTGTTTGCCGATGACCCGCCATTTTCCTTAACCCCCAGACCCTCAGTAACCGAAGACACCGCCCGTGCCGTCAGCGCTTTGCTGCATTTCCAGCTTGAAGATTGTGGTTTCCGGGAAGAAATCAGAATTGGCGTCAGGGATTGCCTCACCTTTGGCACCGGCATATGGAAATGGTCATGGCAGAGTTTCACCCGCAAGGATGAGATTTACCACCGTAGTAAAGACCCCATCACCATTAAGTCCGACGTTCCCGGCTTGCCGGATACCACGTTGCATACCACCGAGTCCGACACGATTGAAGTTGAGGAAATAACCGAGAACATTGATAAGCCGATCCTAGAAAACTGCGACCTGCGGGAAGTCTTTGTTGATCCTTCGCTCCGCTATCCGGATATTCGCAAAGCGAATTTTGTCATTCACCGCATGAAGTTGAATGCGGAGGAATTGGAAGACCTTCGCAATTATGAAGGCTATGAAATCCCCCCGAAGGAAGAGCTACACGACCTGCTCTTTCCGCCCGAAGAGAAAGCTCCGGTTGGGTTACTGGAAGCGCAGAGGATTGCACCTAACTTCACACACCAAGCCGCCAGCCGTGACCAAAAGAACACGGTTGACCCCACTTTCGATGATAGTAAATTCGAGCTACTGGAGCGCTGGGACAAAAACAAAGTAATTACGGTCCTGAATCGGAAATTAGTTATCCGGAACGAGCGTAACCCATTTGGAAGACTGCCGTTTGAAAGCGTTACTTGGTACGACGTTCCCAATTCCTTCTATGGTCTGGGCATCGGAGTCACCCATGCATTTGAGCAGCTAATCCAGAAGGGCTTGACCGAAGCCCACTTGGATGAAGTCTTTTTCAACCTGAATCTGCCCATCCTTATTCAGCAAGGCAAGAACGTTCCTGTCCAAAATATCCGCATGGCGCTTGGCAAATTCCTCAAAGTTGAGGATGTGAACGCCATCAAGCCGATGGACCGCATTCAGGCGGTACCGGAAGCCTTCGCCGAGGTGCAGATGTCGGAAGCCCGTGCCGAATCCGTTTCAGGCGCAAACGAGCTAATCACGCAGGGCAACATGCCCGCTCAGGGCAGGACGAGCATCACACGCACTGCCACGGGCAGCAATCTACTGGCGGCAGGTTCCGGCGCACGGTTGGAAGCATTCGTTGAGCGCATCGGCGATCAGGTATTCGAGCCCACCCTTGATGCCTTCCACGAGATGAACAGAAGACTCTTACCGTTGGAAAGACTCCGCTACATCCTCAATGACGAGCTTGCCCAAGCCTACGAAGGCGATCACTTGGACATTCTCAATGCCAAGGTTACTTTCGATATTCTCGCTGCCGCCCGCATGGCTGCAAAGAGAAATATGGCGCAATCGCTCCCGATGCTCACACAAATGTTAGTTACAGACCCAATGCACACCATGTTGCAAGCCCAAGGTAAAAAGCTGAACGTGGTCGAACTTGTAAAGATGTGGTTTGACGTGAGTGGTTGGAAGAACTACGCCAATGTCATCCTCGATATGACACCTGAGGATGAGCAGAGAGCCGCCATGCAAAATCCTGCGGTACAGCAGATTGGTGTTCAGAAACAGAAACAAGCCGGGGAAACCGATTCCAAACTTCAAGTGGTCGATGCTGAGAACAGTGCCCGTGCATATCGGGAGCTACAGCGTCAGGTCATAGAGAAAGCCGGGGAATCCGAGGCGGTTAATGGCTCCCCCGGCGATCAGGGCTTTGGGAGTAACCAGTAATGCCTTTAATCAAAGCCAACCTGACCCACGATGAGCAGGAAGCCGTAACAGCCTACGACCGGGGGAATAAGCTCCGGGGATACGCAGACGACCCCGGCTGGCAACTACTCATGGTGCTATTGAAAGAGGAAGCCGACCGAGCCAAAGCCAAGCTGGAGAGTACAAAAAGTACCGATATTCACGAGATTTTCTATCTCAAATGCCGTCAACGGGCAGTCACTGAGTTAGTGGATTCTCTCACTGCCACGATTCAAAGTTACATCGAATTTGCGGACAATCCGCCTTCGATAATCGCAAACCTTCACTTTTAACCCAACTGCCGACTATGCCCGGATTGGCATACAGGAGTCAACGTATGGATTTAGAAAAACTTCGGGCAGCCGCCGAAGCTGAGTTTAACAAAAATAAAGTCGCAGAACCACAAACCCCGGATGTTCCGGTTATTACAAGTAGCGAGACCACAGTAGTCCCGCCAACAGTTACCCCGCCAGCTACGGAAACCATCCCGAAGCATAAAGCATGGCGGCGTGAAATCGACTGTGGGGATGGAGCTGGCGTTCAAGTTTTCGAGGGTGACACGAAAGATGAGCTAATCGAGGCTCTTTCAACTGCCCAGCTTAACGCCACGAAAAAGATTCGTGAGCAGAATAGGCGCATTAAAGAGCGCATTTTGCCTGAGGCTGCTAAAGCTGAAGTTAAGTTTGAGCCCACGGCGCTGACGGTTGATGAGCAGTTTGCTATCTCGCAAGAGTTGCAGACCAACCCAGCCGGGGCGATTTCTAAACTATTCAAGTCTACTGTAGGGGTCACTCCTGAGGAACTCCGGGAAGTACTAGCGGAGTCAAGGCAAGCAGCCCAGCAGGCACAGAATCAACGGGAAGGCGCAAAGTTTGTAGCTGCCCATCCTGAGTATAAAGATGATGCGGTAAATGGTAAAGCCATGATGGAGTATCTCCAGAAAAACAATATGGCTGCTACCGCTTCCAATTATGAGATTGCTTTCGATGCATTGACCGAAACCGGATTGGTTAAGGTACATGATCAGAAAGAAGTAACCGCACCCCCTGAAAAGGTGTTGCGGGGTAAAAAGGCGCACGTCGGCATCAGCCCACGTCAATCTAGCGCAGATGACGTGCAAGCCGAGCCAGACGAACCTACTGTCGAAAGCATGATGAAACTGTCACCCGACGAGCGTAGACGGATTGTCCTCCGCTCAACACGGAAACAGTAGTCATGCTGGCGTGATATGACCACGGTCATATTAACCCAAGTACCAAAGAGTATTTATGAGTTTAGCTGCATCAGCAGTAACTAACGCCAACTTGACGAACACTCAGGCTGTCTATTACGATTCGCTCGCAATTGACGCCTTCTTCGCCAACCTTGGCTTCCATACCCTGACCACACCCCGTGACCTTCCGTTACATCGTGGTAAAACAATTCAACTGTTCTCCTATGCATTGGCTCCGTTCATTAGCGGCGTCACTGCGGGGAACCAACCCGGTACCGCTACTGAAGGCACCGTTGGTAGCGGACTTGTTCCGACCGCCCCCGATGTTCAGGCTGTCATTGGGCAGTACGTCGATTACATCACCGTGTCAGATTTGGCACTGGATGTTGCTATCGACCCGATGTTGGAAAACCTCAATAAAATGATGGGCTATCGTGGCTCTCTGATTGTCGATAGCATTGCCCAGATGGAATTCGATGCGGCTTGCTCAATCGATACCACCACGGTTGTCGATATTGCTGACGGTTCTTATCTGAACGCTTCTGCTATCCGTAATGCCGCAGGGTCTCTGTTTGGACGAAACGTCCGCCCATTTGCCGATGGCAAGCTACACGGCATCATGTCTCCTTACGTCGCTGCCGATTTGTTCAATGATACGACTTACAACGGCGTCACGGACATTTTGAAGCGTTCTGTCGAGGGACAGAAGTTGATTCAGGAAGGCTGGGGCGAAGGTCACGACTATGAAGTCATCGACTTTGCTGGCACCCAATGGATTTCTTCAACCAACGTACCGCTGACCTCTGGCGTACCGATCACGGGCAAGTCTGCTTACTCCTGCTACCTCGCTGGATTAGACGCAGTGTTCGGCGTCAAGCTGGGTGGGTCTGATGTCCCTGAAGGTCGCAACTTCAAGGCGGAAATCAAGACTTTCGCTGCGAGTGCTGCTGATCCGGCAGGCGTCATCCCCGGAGCCGTGAGCTTTAACCTGAAATACGTTTGTGCTCCCCGTCCGGGTACCGGAAGCGGAAGCATGGGCTTCAAGCGTATTCGTGTCGAAAGCGCCTGCTCCTAATTCACCCCTAACCAATATGGGCTGGTCTTAAAGCCAGCCCATTTATTACATGACCGCCTATGTCCAATGTAGTTTCTCTCGACCGCACCTACTGTAACATCTGCCAAACCCTGAAACCGTCTTCCGATTTCTCTTCACAAGCACGGGCTCAAGCACTGGCAGGCGATGAAAACGCTGCCTGCCTACCCTGCGTTAATCGCCTTTACGATTCTCGCCTTGCCCGTGACGAAGTTGAACCGTACCTCAAGCAAGATATGGCTGTTCGTAACAAGCCATATGAGCTATCGGGGCAGGAAGAGCGCAAAGACTCTCCTGCCCGCTGGGGTCATGTATTACATAGCAGTGAGTTACTGTTACGCCTCCAAAGGATTATCCCAAACATACATGTTCGAGATGGACGTATCGGCAATGACGTTTCTTTGTTTCAGGTGGTCAACGAGGATATCAATTATCTGGTTTGGACGCACCAAGGCGCACTCCCTGAATACAGCATAGTCATTGTTAACCAGCATAACCGCCCCATCCGTGAAAAACGGGGATGGCGCACAGTTTTACTCCGCTTGATTAAAGCCGGGGTCATCACCGAAGAACAAGCAGTAAAGCAGTTTGGCAGCCCGACCAATGGCGAAGCTGCACGATTTTATTTACAAGAGTTGGCTTGGCATAGAAACCAACGGAATTTAGGAAAAGATGGCAACTAAAGATGATGTAAAGCAAGCTCTCCCGGCTGAGACCGTGGAGTTTATGAAACAAATGAAAGCTCTCTTCGTTGACGAAGCTGAAGAGGAACGCAAGAGAGACGAGCGAGACCTCCGAGCAAAAGAGCGAGCCCAGAAAGCAGCCCAGCAAGCCATTAACGCCAAACAGGAACAAGACCGGCTGGCGGGTATGGCAGCCATGAAGGCAGCTTGCACCCACCAACGTCAAGATGGCTCGTGGAATTTACAAGGTCAGCGCAGTTGTGATGGCGTCATCCGGTTCATGTGTCCGCAGTGCCGTGGTCAGTTTGCCCCCGGCGATCCGGCTTACGAGACATTACTCAAGTACATCAATCGTGAGCGCCTTGGGAATGCGAGACAGCAAATCTAATGCCGCCCACGATTTTACTTTCGGGAACGATTAACTGGGCTCAGACTTTTACCCGCCTTCAGCCTCTTACGGGCGTGGGCGGGGTAGACACCGAACCCGCTGTCACCATTGCCAATACTGTCAAACAGTTTATATTGGCTCCCCCGTTTGCTTGGGCATGGAACCGCACGACTGCGACTTTCACCACAACCGCCAGTGTGCAGGATTATAGCCAATCCTTATCGACATACGGTTGGCTGGAAAAAGCCGTGGTCTCCAGTGCCGCTGGCACCTACGAGGCTGAAGTGAAAATGCTGTTACCGGATGCTGCCGAAACTGGTCGCCCGGTTCACGTCGCTCCTTATCTCGATGACGGCGCTGGAAACATTACGTTTCGTATGTACCCGGTCCCGGATGGCATTTATACCGTTAAATTGATTTTTCAAAATGCTGCCCCGATGTTCACGGCGCTCTCCCAGACGTGGAGTCCTCTGCCGGACAAGCTCCTGTACCTGTATAGCAGTGGCTTCCTTGCTCATGCATTGGAACAAATCGACGATCAGCGCTTCCCGACACAAATGCAATTGTTCATGCGTCAGTTAGTCGCTGCCAATGCTGGTTTGCTGGAGTCAGAAAAGAACATTTTCTTAAGTGAAAAACTTGTATCCGCAAGGCAGCAGCAATCTGAATTGCTAGGTGTGCAGCAAGGCAGGCAGGCAAGAGGTTAATCATGCAGAACTGCACAATCACAATTCAAAGCACGTTGGATTACTTCAGAAATGTTGCCAGCCTAACAGCGGTCCTTGGAAACCCCGTTGCCGGTTACGGCGGCACCAATCCTGCCATTAATATTGCCAATGAAGTAGTGGCTGAAATCTTATGCGAGCCGTTTGATTGGAAATGGAACCGGATAAAGCCACCCTCGTTTCTCGTGAATCAGCTTCAACAGGATTATTCGACATCCATACTGACCATGGGTTGGATCGAGAACTCTACCAGACTGAATACCAGTGACACTTCCACCCCGCAGCAGATACGAGGATTGGAAGCCGTCCGTGAGTTGCTCCAAACCAGCTATCAAGGCACACCGTTTCAAATCGCTTGGGTTTGCAATTCCGAGGCGATTTGTGGGACGTGGCTTGCCAATACCAAGTACACCAACCCGCAACCAAGTGGGCTTGGTTCGATTAGTGCGGCTGCCTGCCCGGTACAGCCGTTTACTCAGGTTCGGGATACCAACGGAAACATTCAGGTAATCACCATCTACGGGACCACGGGAAGCACCCAGCCTACTTGGAATGCCGCTGTTGGTGGAATCACGACCGATGGCACCGTGACTTGGACGTGCATCGACCCGAACGGCGTCAGCTTTCGACTGTCCCCGCTACCGCCGCAGAACAGTGTTGTGTGGAGTATTCAACCTTACTTTCAAGCGAAGCCAATCCTTGTTACCGCTATCTCGCAAACTTGGCCGATACCCGACACGCTAAATTTTGTCTACAAGCAAGGCTTCTTCGCAAAGTCCTTGAAGCTCGCCGAAGACCCCCGCTGGGAAAAAGAGTATGCCCTGTTCGAAGCGATGATTAAGAAGGCTGTAGGAAGCGCCGACCGTGAAGCCGAAAGTCTCGGGATGTACCCGAGCCATGGTCTTCAGGGTGGTGGAGGAAGCGGTAGCAGCCCCAACGATTACACGGGGGCTCCTCCAGGAACCTTCACACCATGGGGGTGGTAATTGTCCGATCTTTCAATAATGCAAATCGCCGGGGCGCAGCCGAGCAAACCAAGTAAATTCACTCCGCTGACGGCTCGCCGTGTCTTTACAGGCTATTTCCCCAATCGCAACCCCCTTGTCGAACCCGGCTCACGTGTTGACGCACTCTTTTATAAAGGCCGAACCGATTCTATTTGGGATGGGCAAAATACCGAAGTATCGCAGTATGGCACCCTAATCCGGCGTCCAGGTTTCACCCAATACAGCACCGCACAGATTACTGCTGGACTTACTGGTACGGGCTCTGGTGCCGGTTCTGTATCTTTTCCAGACAGCTTAGCGAGTATTACCAACTCGAACGTCTCAGCAGCAACAACCTACAACGAAACCAACGTTCCTGCAAACTTCGGGGTATCCGCTGTAACCGCTGGCAGCACAGCCACGACAAGTACGACTGTCGCCGGTTCAGCCGGTTCGGGCGGCACAGCTACTACGCTCACGCTTACCCTGACTGTCCTGACTCCAGTACTGACGGGGACTTCTGTTCAGGTTCAGGCAAGTTCCAATGATACTACCTACCCGGTTAGCTCGTATCAGGTATATCTTGATTCCGTTCTGACTTACACAATGACTGGCGGAGGGTTACTCACTGAGACCCTAACAGGTCTTACAGTGGGTGCCCACACGGTAGGTGTTAAGGTATGGAATACTCATGGGACAAATGCCACAGTTACCTCCACTGTTGTAGTGGGAGGAGCGGATGTACTCACCCTTGTTTTATTGACGCCAACTATTACCGCCAACTCAATCCAGATTGAAGCAAGCGCCAGCGACTCAAGCACATATCCTGTCACCGCAATCCAGGTGTACCTTGATGGCAGCTCCACCCCGGTATTCACTTCCGCTACAACACCTCCGATTACGCCAATCAATTACACCATCACGGGTGTGACTGGTTATCATACGGTGGTCACGAAGGCGTGGAATACCCTTGGCGCTGAAGTTTCCATCTCCTCGATTTGCTACCTAACTTCAGGAAGCCCTGTCACCGTTATCAACACGAGTGGCGGAACCCAGGCGGTCAACCCGGCAATTCAGGATTTGAGCTTGAACACCGCCCAGCCGGTGAACATTAGCAAGACATCTTTGCATACGCTCATGCCGACCGGATGGGGCGGAAAAGTCATAGGGTGGCTGGTTGGCTGGTTTGGCTATACCGGAGCTAGTCACATCAGTGTGGGCTACACCAGCAACACTAACGCTCAAGTCAATGCGCAGCTTGCCGATATGTACAGCCGTGGCATTGACTGCGTGGTACTTGACTGGTACGGAACCTCACTCCTCAATGCCCCCAACGATAGCGTTCTGAATGCGATTGTCGCAGGGATAGGGAACTATCCTGGCATGACGTTTGCCATCTCTATCGATCAACAGTACTTTGCCTTGAACGGATATACGGCAGGCACTTACCAGACAGGGATTATCGCTGCAATTAACCACCTTTCGACATACTTTAGCAACTCACAGTACGAGAAGAACGGGGGTGATCCAATCATCTTGATGTGGGATGTAGCCTCGGTTGCCGGTGCAAACATTAACTGGGCAACGGTACAAGCAGCTATTCCCACCGGAACCAAAGTCATCCAATATCAGGCGTCTGGATTCTCGATAGCGGATTCAGCAGGTTCATTCTTCTGGATTGATACCACCGACAAGACTCCCGTTGACGGAACTGGTTATCTTACCGGAACAGTATTTCCAGCTCTCACCGCAAATCAATCGATGATTTGTATGTCCGCTGCGTGGCCGGGTTTCGATGGCACCCTGACAAATAAGACAGCGTGGAGTCTTGGGAAGTATATAGATCGTCAGTGGGGCAGTACGTGGCTTGCTTGGTGGGCGGCAAACAACACGTATGTTACCTCAGGAAAGCGCATCGATTATATCGTCATCGGCACGTGGGACGACTACGAGGAAGGTTCATCGATTGAACCCGGTATCTTAAGCAATGTAGTTATCACACCGACAATGACCGGGAAAACTCTCAGTTTTTCAGTTGCCGGTAACACCGCCGTAATGGCGAACTATAACATCTTAGTGAGCCCTGACGGGATAAACTACACACAAGTCGAGTCAACAACCAACTCTACAACCTATTCCCTTGACTTGGACACTCTGAATTTACCAGCGGGAACATATCATGTATATGTGCAGGCGGAAGGAATGCCATGCATCGTGAACGTACTATCCTCTCCCGTAACGTATATTTCCGCTGCCTACGGCGGCGGTAGTGAGAGTGGCAGTAGCGGCGGGAATCTACCTTCGCCAGCTATCAGCTTTTGCTCATTCCAGCATTTCGATCAAACGATCAGCGTTCATGCTGATACCGCATCCGGCGTCTATACGATTACGCCAACGACCTCTACTCAGTTATTCGCCAAGAGCACTGGGGCGGGTCAGACATATTTCCAGAGTGTAGGTCCGTGGCTGTTCATGAGCGATGGCGTTGACCAGCTCAAATGGAATGGCACGGTGTTGGAAACTTGGGGCATCAACCCCCCGATGTCCGCTCCGACGCTTTCATTTACCTATGGCACGGCAAACACGTATCAGCCCACCGGATGGTCATGGGTCTATTGCTATCAGAATGCCACCACGGGTGCTATTTCGACCGCTTCGCCAGTTTCCGCCAGCACCAATGTGATGTTAGATTTCACGGCCGGTTTGACCGGCGAGGCTAGTACCGATCCGCAAACTTCAAATATATTAATTTTCCGCACAACGGATGGCGGGGCTACATACCTTTACGAGGCGTCGATTGCCAACCCCGGCTCTGGTACGTGGTCATACACCGACACTGGAGCCACCAGCGATGTTCAGTTAAATATTTTCATGGAAGCGCCTCAAGCTATGGCGAATAATCCCCCGCCAGCGGGGCTAGGTGGTCTTTGTTACTTCGCAGAACGAATTTGGGGGTTTGTCAACACCACCCAAGGCTGCTATGTCAATTACTCCGCCGGTCCTGACTGCACTGTAGGAAATGGGAATGAGGCATTTCCGCCACTGAATTATTTTCAGTACCCGTCCGCTGTCATCGCTCTCGTGCCGTTTGCAAATGGTATCCATGTTTTCACTGTCAACGATATCTATGTCATTCGGGGAACGATCTCAGCCACGGCTTGGGCAGACGGAGCAACCAGCGGCACGATCTTCAATAGCAATATTTATCAGCGGAACATCGGGCTGCTGTCGTGGAACGCCGTCGATTGGGACGGCAGCAATACTTACTTCTTTTCTACCGACCGCCGTCTGCTGATGATAAGTCCAACCGTAGGCGGGGTAGCTGATCTTGGCTTCCCCATCGGTAATGTTTTGATGGATTTTAATCCAAAAACCTCGTATGTCGCCTGCCACTCGTATGGGATGCAGGATCAGGCTGTATTTATCTTCGATGGTGCTGGGAATTGTTTCCGCTGTAACCCCAACCAGACGCCCGAAGGCGGGGCGTGCTGGAGCACCAAAGGCGTGGTTACAGGAGGAAGTGGAGCCATGGTATCGGTTGAGACCAGTCCCGGAGTTCACCAGCTTTTGGTGGGGTCTGGAAATAATATGTGGTTCAGGGATTGGACTAGCTTCAGCGATAACGGCTCAGCGTACTCCGCATACGTCACGTTTGGAAGTTTGGTATTAGCCCAGCCCGGTACATTGGCTGAGGTTCAGTGCATCACGCTGGAGAGCGAAGCCATTGGAACACAAGCCAGCATGTCTGTTTTGTTAAATGAAATCTCCGGGGATTTTGAGACGCTGAGTAACTACGTACCCGATCCGCCGCAGTTGCCAGCGAGTACGTCGTTGCTATCGAATCGGTTCTATTTGAATCAAGGAACTCAACCTGTTGTCTGCCAGCACATGCAAATTAAACTCGATTTCGTTGCCGAGGACGCAGCCAACGAGCTTTTAGGGTTCTCGATATACGGAGCCATACACCCAGAGTAACTATGCCGACTATCGCCCAATCTTCGATCACATTATCCACGCCAACGCTTAGCGCCTCTAATGTGGACGCTACGGCTTTCTCCGCCCCGTCGCAGTCGATTATCCCCATTGTTGCAGCGCTACCTTCAGAGGACATAATAGCCACCACTACCGCATCCGTCTATGCCGCACAGACAAATGGAATACCTGCCCAGATGGGCTGGCAGTGGACAGCGACGGCTCCCGCTGCCCCATCACAGGCTGCAATGATAGCTAGCACTCTGAGTGCGAATAAAATTACAGGAACTGGTATCCCTAATCAAGTAGGCAATGTCTATGCGAGTGAATCTCCGTATAAGCTGCGGGACAATACCCTGTGCTCACTGGTAGCAGTGGAATATGTACCCGCTGCGGGAGACCATAACTTTAGTAAGGTTCAGATATGGTTCACGGGGTATTCCACCTGCCCAACCCCGCAGCTAATGGCTGAAGGTTCAGAGAGCCCCGTATCGTTCTTATGTGATACCACATACCAAACCGTGACCGTGACCGTGGTAGCAGTAGGACCATCGGGCTTGAGCGCACCTTTTGCCGGAGCCCCGACTTGTACAGTTGACCTCAACGGGGTTGTTACAGCTCCACCTCCGCCGAGTATCGCCGAAATGCGCACGGCTCTGCCGGGTGATGTTGGTTGGGAATTCTCTTTCAATGTGGTCAATGGGCTGGAGGCGGACGTTATAGACGGATATTGGCTTTATCGCTCAACGTCTAGCACAACCCCTGTACCACCACTTTGTCGCTGGAAATATATCAAGCAGCCAACAACCAACATCGGAATACAAACCGAGCAGGATTATACGACAGCTCTTTATTACTATTGGGTATCGTCATCTTCGACTAGTGGACTTGAATCCTCGTTGCAATCGGTTGGCGTGACAGAATTCGTTGTCTCCGAATACCCAACTGGCAATGCCACGGCATATCCAACCGGACTATATCCAGTTGGTGTTAGCACAATCAACGTCAAAATTTACGCCTGGGCGGGCGCTAATAACGGTATCAACGGACGCACCCCT